GAGTACGACGCCAACGTGTGGATTGTGGGCAACTACGTCATCAAAGCGGTGCTGAACTACGACCCACTGGGTCAGAAACCGTACACGAAGACCTCGTTCATCAAGACGCCGGGTGCTTTCTGGGGTAAAGGTATCCCAGAGGTCATCGAAGACATCCAAAACGTGTGTAACGCAGCCGCTCGTGCGCTTGTGAACAACATGGGTATCGCTTCTGGCCCTCAGGTCGAGGTGAACTTGGAGCGTATCCCTCCAAACGAGGACATCACACAGATGCACCCTTGGAAAATCTGGCAGGTGATGAACGATCCTGTTGGTTCCAGTGCACCTGCTGTGCGTTTCACGCAGCCAGAGGACAACGCCAACACACTCATGGGTGTGTACGAGAAATTCTCCCGCCTTGCAGACGATCACTCCGGTATTCCGGCGTATCTGTACGGCAACACCGACGTGCAGGGCGCAGGCCGCACCTCGTCGGGCTTGTCGATGCTGATGGGCGCAGCAGGTAAAGGTATCCGTCAAGTTGTGGGCCACATTGACGCTGACGTAATCAAACCGATTGTGCAGCGACAGTTTGTCTACAACATGCGGTATGATGAAGATGAGAGTATCAAGGGCGATGCGCAAGTATTGGCCCGTGGTGCAATCAATCTGGCGGTCAAAGAGACAGTCAATGTCCGCCGGATCGAGTTCCTTAACGCAACCGCCAACGAAATCGACATGTCGATTCTTGGTAAGGATGGTCGCGCCGCGATTCTTCGTGAAGTGGCTAAAGGGTTGCAAATGCCTGTGGATCAGGTCATTCCTTCTCGGGATAAAGCAGGCTATCAGGCCCGTATCGTCGCGGAGGCAGAGCAAGTTGCTGCACAACAGCAGGCTTCTGCCCCGGCTCCGATGCAACCTGATGGTGCTCCCAAAGGTGGGATGGAAGGAAACACAGTCATGAACCGTTCAGGAGGCGCTAGATCGTGATACGTCCAGACCCTAAGGTCATAAAGGCACTCGCCCTTTCTGTACGCCAGTATCCAGAACTTCTGGACTGGCTGAAGGAATGGCGTTATCACGAACTGGAGCAACTTCCCAGCGCGGTAAACAACGCGGCATTGATGCAGGGGCGATGCCAAGTTTTGGGCGAGATTTACAAACTCGCCAAAGAGTCCCCTGAACTAGCGGCAAAGTCATGATATGACTCGCCGTCTAATCACGCATACCGATAGGAGCGTTTAATCATGGCACTTCCAGAGCAAATTCGTAAACAGACCGAGGCTGTACAAGACTTGTACAAACAACTCAATGGTGATGGAACCAAAGGCGAGGGACAAAATCCTCCTGCCGACGGTGGAACTCCGTCCACTGAGAATGTGAATACAGGGGCTACTGCTGCCGACGAGAACGCTGACGCGAACGGTGCTACTCAGAACCACGGCGGTGAGCACGCAGGTGGTGATAGAGATTCTGAAGGAAACATTACTCAGAAGTACAAGACACTCCAAGGCATGTATAACGCCGAAGTTCCACGTCTGCATAGCCAGAACCGAGAGCTTTCAAACCGTGTACAGCAGATGGAGCAGTTGCTGGCTACGATGTCTGCACAGTCCAACCGTGTAGCGACCAACGTCCCCACCGAACCTCTGGTTACCCAGAAGGATCAAGAGGAATACGGCGAATCACTTGACGTGATGCGCAAGGTAACTCGTGAGGAGTTGATCCCCGTTGCACAGAAGATTGCGCAAATCGACCGCCTACTTCAGCAGTTGCAGGTCAACGTTGTGCCCCAAGTGCAAACTATGGCGCACCGTCAGGCTATGTCTGCTGAACAGCAATTCTGGGCTGACCTGTCGGTCATGATCCCCAACTGGAAAGACATCAACGACGACCAAGACTTTCAGACTTGGTTGCTTGAATCTGACCCGTTGACAGGTGTGACTCGCCAGACCATCCTTGAAGATGCGCAACGCAATCTTGATACTCGTCGAGTAGGTAACTTCTTCAGGTCTTGGCTTGAGATTACTGGACAAGCCAATGTTGCTCAAAACACCCGTCGGCAAGCGACTGCTTCCGAGTTGGAAAAACAAGTAGCCCCCGGTCGAGGCCGGAACACTGGTGCTCCAACTGGCGGAAACACGAAGACTTATAGCCCTGAGGACATCAAAGACTTCTTCAACGATGTTCGCCAAGGTCGCTACAAGGGACGTGAGCAGGAGCGTGACCGCATTGAACGTGACATTTTCGCTGCACAGCGAGAAGGTCGCATTGTTTCTCACGCCTGATTAGAGGAGTAATATCATGTCTTTCCCAACAGCATCTGGTCGCCCGAACTATTCGGGTAACTTCATCCCCGAAATTTGGTCGGGCAAACTGATCGAGAACTTCTACGACGCCACCGTGCTCGCAGCTATCTCGAACACCGACTACGAAGGTGAAATCCGCAACATGGGTGATACGGTCAACATCCGTACCACTCCTGAGATCACCATCAAAACCTACGTGAAGGGTCAAACCCTGAGCGTTGAGAACCCTGACAAGCCTAAGCTGCAATTGGTCATCGACAAGGGCGAGTACTTCGCTTGCGTTGAAGACGATGTGGACAAGGTTCAGTCTGACGTGAACATGATGGACAACTGGTCTAAGGACGCTTCTGAGCGTATGAAGATCAAGATTGACCAGCGCGTCTTGACCGACATCCTGCCTGACATCTCTGCCTACAACAAGGGTGCTACCGCTGGTCGCATCACTGGCAACATCAACTTGGGTACGACTGGTTCTGCCGTCGCCATCACCAAGACCAACGTCCTCGACTACATCGTGGATATGGGTACTGTGTTGGACGAAGCCAACGCCCCCGAAGGTGACCGTTTCTTGGTTATCCCTGCCAAGATGGCTGGCATGATTAAGAAGTCTGACCTGAAGGACGCTTCGTTGTCTGGCGATAGCTCGTCTATCCTGCGCAACGGTCGCCTCGGCATGATCGACCGCTTCACCATCTACATGTCTCACAACCTGAGCGTGTCGAGCGGTAAGTTCAGCATCATCGCTGGTCACAAGATGGGCTTCACTTTCGCATCTCAGATGACGAACATGGAAACCATCCGCTCTGAAACTACCTTCGGTAACATCATCCGTGGCCTGCAAGTGTATGGCTACAAAGTGGTCAAGCCTGAAGCTCTGGCTCAAGGCATCATCACTTTGGCGTAATCGGACGGGGGCTTCGGCCCCCTTCCTCCAAACTTTTTAGGAGATTGAAATGGCTACATACACTGACGCATTGGGCTTTAACAAAGGCTCTGCTGGTTTTCACGCTGCTGGTCTGACGAAAGTCAACCGCGTTGAAGTTGAACTCGACTTCGCTGCTATTGCTGCTGCTCGTTCTGCTGCTGGTGCTACCGCTCTGGCTGCTGGCGACGTGCTCGAAGCTATCCCTCTGCCTGCCAAGGCTCTGGTGATGGCAGTCGGCGTTGACGTGACTACTGCTGGCACTACTGACCTCGACCTCGACATCGGTGACGGTTCGGACGCTGACGGCTATCTCGACGGCATTTCCGTTGACGCCGTTGGTTCTTTCTGCTCCGGCGTTGCCTTGGCTGAAGGTACTCCCAACACCATCGTTGGTTACAGCGCAGGTAAGTACTACTCTGCTGCTGACACCATCGACGTTAAGTTGGTTGGTGCTGTTCCCGGTAACTTGGTCTGCCGCGTGTGGGCCTTGGTTGTCGACGCAGCTTAATCGGATGGGGGCTTCGGCCCCCTTCTTTCTGGAGAACATGATGGCTGCATTAAAAGCAAAACAGATTACTGCTTCAGGTCTGATTACAGACAAGCGAGCTTTGTTCAAACAACTCTTGGTGTTTCATCCCAACTCCAGCGATACTACGATTGAGTTTTATGATCGAACAACTGCCCCGTCAGGTGGTGAGCCGCACTACCACTTTGATGTGTATGGTAAAGGGATGGATAACATTCCGTTTATAGACCCCGGCGTTTTGTTCGATGATGGAATTTACGTTGTGTTCACAGCAGTGGGTACTACCGTGACAGTAATCTACGAGGAGGTGTGAGATGGCAAAGACTGAAGCGTGGCAACGCAAGGAAGGTAAAGACCCCAAAGGTGGTTTGAACGCCAAAGGTCGTGCCTCCTACAACAAGGCCAACCCCGGCAAGCCCGGACTCAAGCCTCCGCAGCCCGAAGGTGGGCCTCGTCGAGATTCTTTCTGTGCCCGCATGGAAGGTATGAAGAAGAAGCTGACTTCCAAGAAGACAGCCAACGATCCCAACAGCCGTATCAACAAGAGCCTTCGGGCATGGAACTGCTGATATGAAGCAAGTTTGGGACAAACCAAGACCAAAGGGGTTGGGTGAATCCAAACCTTTGTCGCCTGCGCAGAAAGCAAAGGCAAAAGCAGCAGCCAAGAAAGCAGGGCGCAAATACCCCAACTTGGTTGATAATATGAACGCAGCGAAAAGGAGAACTTAATGGCCCGCTACCTACGTAACAAACGTGATGGCTTCATCTACGACTACACCGAACTGTTGGCTGAAAACCCAATGGTCGAAGAAGTCTCTGAGGAAGAAGCCTTCCCTGAGAAGTTCATCCCCAAGACCCAGAAGGGTCGCAAGACTGGTCTGAAGCTGGAGACTCCGGCTGAAGAAATCCCTGTTGAGCCTGCTCCTCAGAACGAGGAACTCAACCTCGAAGCCTCCAAAGGTCTGAACGTATGATTCTCGCCAATGTAATCACTGAGGTACGCCGCATCCTCCAAGACATCGCCCCACCCCAGCGGTACAGCGATACGGTCTTGCTCGGCTTTGCGAATCAGACTCTGAAGCGCATGGCTGTGTTGCGCCCCGACCTCTTTGCTTACATTGGGGAAATCCCGACCACCGCAGGTTCTGTGATCCAGAGTATGCCTGCGGGCTCCATCCGCATCATGGAGATTTTCAACGTCAAGGACGGTGCGGCTGTGACGGAAGTCAACCGCCAGTCTTTGGACGAGACTTACCCCGGTTGGGCCAGTGATGCTGCTGGCCCCACTGTGAACTGGATGCGCCACGTGCGCAACCCCAATCGCTTCTTTGTGTACCCCAAGGCTCCTGCGGATCAGGTGCTGATCGGTGAGTACTCGAAGACCCCCACCGAGTACGGCCTCAACGATCAGGTTGAGTTGCTCCCTGATGCGTTCTTCCCTGTCGTTGTTGACGGGACGATCTTCTTGGCTGAGTCGGTGGACAACGAACATGTGAACTCCAACCGAGCCCAACTGTTCCAGCAGTCCTTTACACAGGCTCTGGGCGTGAGCGCACAAACCCGAGCAATCACAGACACGGAGGAATCCGGTCTACCAGCAGATCAGGTGGTGTAATCTATGGCTCAGCGCACGTTCCTCTCCCTCGCCACACGCTTGGCTTCGAGCGTGCCGGGCTGTCCTCAGCCCATCATCGAGCAACATATTCGTGATAGCGCTATCGAGGTGTGCGAACGCACCCTTGCATGGCGTTACGAGCAGCCGCTGATCCGTTTGACTCCGGGCGTGTACGAGTATCCGTACAACAACCCATCGCAGTCTGAGGTGCACGCCTTCCTGACCGCTTCGGTCAATGGTGAGAAGCTCGACGCTGTGACGCTTGAGCAGTTGCATGACCAGTATCCTGACTGGCCTAGCCTCGACCCAGCGAAGCAGGCAAGCCCACGCTTGATCTGCCAGCTTGACCCTGACAACTTTGTGTTGGCCCCGCTGCCTGACAGCACGGTGAACTACGACCTCAAGATGATCGTGGCGCTGAAGCCCTTGCGCTCAGCCACCGCGATGGACAAGTCGGTGTTCGACGAAGTTGAGAACGTCATCATGCACGGTGCGTTGCAGCACTTGCTGGTCATGCCCAACAAGGCATGGAGTGACCGTGAGTTAGCTGCGTACCATGCCAAGCAGTACATTTCAAAAACAACTGAGCGTCGTGCCAGAGCAAACCTTGGGGCAGCCCGAGCTTCGCTCTCGGTGAAGATGCGCCCCTTAGCGTGAGGACGATATGGCAGCAACCGATGTGATTCGACTTGTAAGCGGCGATGAACGCCCTGTCATCATCCTCACTCTGACTGATGACACCACTGGTTCCCCGATTGACTTGAGCGCACCGACTACCTCAGTCTCGGTTAAATTCCGTAAAGCTGGGACTACGACGTTGCTGTCGACCATAAACTGTACCAAGGTGGATTC